TTAAATGTATCAGCATTTGGTAAATCATTAGCAAATACGTTTCTAACCACAGTCATCGCTGTAGTGTGTTTCTGATCTATCATATCAATTTGATGGTGTAATTTAGATATTAGATAACGACCTGTAAGGAATGGGTCTATCACGTCTTCTCTCATAACCTTATTATCTGTTGTCATATCTGCAGCGTTATATGATGGCACTTCACACCATACTAGGTCACCTACATTGTATGTAAAGTTACCTGGTACGTCTATATTCATTGAGAAGTAATCTCTCGTTGCTTCTGATAAATTCTGTTTTCCTGTCATTCTAGGATCTGATCCCATACCCTCACTATTGAAAATGTGATTTGATTTAGTATCAGGTACAACAAATACACGAGCAAAATAATCATCCATGTACTTACGATTGTCAGCACTTGACGCCTTGGTCAATTTACTAGCATGTAGTCTATTGATCTGGTGTTTGTTTTTTGAACCATATGATTTATCATCTATTGTATAGTCATCATCAAAGTCAGCAGGCCCAGGTGGCATGATACCTTGATATACTGCACCAGCACCTGTCGGTGCGTCTATGTGTAATGCCTGTTCATAGTAGTTTGTGTATGTCAATTTACTCTTTACAAATTTCTTATCTATTAGGTCGTGTGCATAGGTCACACTACCGAACATGCCTCGTCTTGTATTTTTTAATGTGTTATATGAGTCGTTAAATGAAAATGAATATGGTTTAGTTATAGGCGACTCTGACTCTACGTCTGGTGTACTAAAGTTAGGATTAAACGCTGACAATAGGTCTACAAAGGCAACAAATGGTCTGTTACGTGATGTGTCACCACTCTCTCTATACAATGACTCTAAACATCTAAAATGAAAACCTCTATTGTTTTCATAGAACATATAATCAGGTGTTTTGTAATTGACTGGCTCTGACATAAACGTCATGTGCCTTACACCTTCAGCAGGTCTGCAATTAGGAAACGTGTATTTGTACACGCCTTTTGTAGGGTCAATGAATAGGTCTTTTTTAGAGTTGAGCAAGGATTTGTCTGATTTGACTATCTTGTCAACCATTTCTGCATATGATCCTGTTAATGATTTTGATACACGTATTCGCTCATTTCGTATTGATTCGATTGATGTAAAGAATAAGGCAACAGCCTGTGAGTTTTGTGTTGATCTTACTGATCGTTTTTCATATACTTGAAATCTGTGGTTTGTAGCGTTCATTTCTTCATCACCACCTGCGTCTATAGGTGTTCTAAATTTAAACTCTAAAAACTCGTTACCTATGATAGGCAACTTATTAACTGCACCTACGCTGTCTATGAACATGAGGTTGCCTGATAAAAATGCTGAATCTAAATCTTGGTAGACGTTGACTACGGCTGTCATACCTGATATTTCTAACTGCGAACCACCGTAACTGTAAAGTATTATCTCACCTGCTCTAAAATCGCCAGGGAATCTGTTGTTCAGGTCATCATATTTGGGAGCTGCCTTATCGGCCATCTTATCCTCCTATCAAGGTTTTAAATTCTTGTGTAATCAGTTCTAAAAATTCTGGTTTGATTAGTTTGATCCTTGCCTTCTTATTTTGTATTCGTAATTCATACTCGTAATTAGAAACAGACGTAGCACCTGACACGGTGCTGTTTACTTCTATCATATGTGAGTCGTCAAATGAAGATGTTGAACCAGAAGACTGAGCAACTTCGTAATGATGTATGCCATTAGGTGCATTGTACTTGTCATTTACATATTGCTCAAACTGTGCTTGAGGTAAAGGCCAATCATAAAATCTATCTTTGACTTTGTTGAATAATAATATTATCCAGTAATATCGTTGATCGCCATAAAACTGCTCTGATACTGACTCTGGTGTGTCTTCACCACCTATGTCATATAGATCAAATAGAGCAGCCGTTTCACTTAATCCTTCTTTAATCTGTACACGTCTTAATAGGTTTGTGACTAACTTGTAATCACCTTTGCCTACTGCGTCATAGTAAATTTTAGGAAAGTTCTCAAAATATGATGGCATTATCTAGCCCCCTTTGTTTCAGCAGCTGACGGTGCGTTGCTTGCTGACAATCTTAATTCGTTGTAACGTTTTCTTTCCATTAGTTCTAGTTCTCTAAAACTTAATGTTGCGTCTATTGACACAGGATCACCACTAGGGTGTGTACTAAATTTGTCTGAGCCATAATCTATATCAACACCTGTACAAGCACACAATCCTATTTGATCTATGTATGGGTTGATTGCTGTACCTTTCATAAATCTAATTACAAATTCATGTGGCACCTTGTAGGCTGCAATACTACTACCGTCACCGTATCTTTCAGGCAACATAGCGTCTTTGATAGCATGTAATATCTTATTAACCACATCTGACTCTTCTTTACTACGTGGTGTAAATTTAAATGTAAAACTAAAATTTCTGTAATCTATGCCATTGAATATCATCTCTTGCATGGCTGCTGGGGCAATACCTGTTCTACGTTGCAATGCAGCCTGTGTACCTGACAATAGACCACCAGAGGCAAATGCACCTACACCTGATACAGCCTTACCTAATTGTGCTGTAATTGATCCTAAATCTGACCCAAAGAATTTACCACTATTAACTGCGTCTTTTAGTTTTGCCATTGCACCTGTTATCATACCAACCTCTTCAGCACCATAGTCTGCCTGCATATTGAATTTTAATGTTTGTGGCATGTATATTGCAATTGTATTTTTTATATTTCTAGCAGAACCTTTACCTGTAGGTATACCGAATCCTATGTTAGAAGAACCTTCACCAAAAAATCTATTTGCATTGTACACGACCTTGTTAAGGTTATCTGCTCTTTTTGTTAAGTATTGATTACCTACACTTCTATTATTACCTGCACCACCTTCTTCAGCTACACGTTCTATAATATCAAATAACATGTAATGCTCTTGGTCTTCATGGTTTATAGGGTACACAAAAAAGTTATTGCTCATTGAGTGTCTTGTTGATGTGTAATCTGCATTACCAGGGTTATAATTGATAACACCTGCTTTACTTGCTATCGTTCTAAATGATGGTATATTACGACCTTGTAAAACGTTGCCTTTGTTCTTCAGGCCGTTGATAAGTGTTGTTAGTGCTTTAAATGCTTTCATATTAATATTTATTAAGGTATCATCACAGATTGATCTTTAACTGTACTATCTGGATTTGTTGTTCCTATGTTTGTTGAACCGTATTCTGTTTTATTTGTTGTATTAGATGAGCTGTTATTAATGTTGTTAATTATAGTACCAGCCTCACCATTACCTATTGTTAATTTCTCTATTTTATCTGCCTTTAATTCTTCTACCTTGTCAAGCGTCTTTTGATCGTTCTTTACAAGACCCAAATCATTATGTTGATCAGCAATTGATGGTGAGTCACTATCGCCTGCAAGAAACTTAGCAGTCTTTTTCTTATCTACTAATCCTAATGTTAAACCTGATAAGAACCCAGCAAAACCTGATGACGCTTTATCTCTAAATGTTAGTTCTTCACCTTCTTCTTTGTCAAGTAAATCACCTGCTTCTGCAACACCTTTAGCAGCGTCAAACATGCCCATAACAGCAGCAAGAGGTAAGAATACACGTCCTGCAACTCTAGCAGCACCACCTGCCACTTTACCTGCTACCTTGACACCTTTTTTAAGATTGTTTTTAACAAGTGAACCTGTTTTTGTTTTAGTCTTTAAATCTTTTTTATCTGCACCTGTGCTTGTTACTGCTGTAGTGCCTGAACCAGTACCAAGTACCTTTGGTTTTGCACCCACAGGTCCTTTAGGTGCTTTTGGTGGTAGACCTAACATACTTCTTACTGAGCCTGCAAGTGTACTACCTAGTCCTGTGATTGCACCTGTAATTGTACCACCTAATGTTGATAAGGCTGCAAGTGGTAACAAGGCATTACCTACGCCCTCAAAGAAACCTTTATCGTCTTCTTTTTTACCACCTAATAGTTCGTTTGTAAGTTTTGATTCTTCGTAAATCTTTTCTAATAAACCTGATGATGTATCAAATTGTTTATCTGATTCTCTTTCTTGTTCAGTTGCCTCTTCACTATCTGCAAGACCACTATCGGCAGTATCAGGCATAAGATCCATACCTAACGACCCAGCAGTAGCGTCTTTTGCTATATCTTTTCTACCACCTTTTGTACCTGCAGCTGTTGATATGCTATCGCCTTGTTTTAAAGAACCTTTTGTTTCTTTTCTACGCAATTGTCTTTTAGCAGATATACCTCTTTGCTCTGCTCTTTCTTCAGACTCAATTGCTCTTTCTATTCTTTTGCCTATAATAGGAACATTTGTAAGACCTATACGTTTAGCAAGTTTAAGTGGTTTTAATTCTTTCTTAAAATCTCTAAATGATAATGATAATTTAGTTGATAACCCTAATACTTTTTTTAATTCAGCATTCGTTTTACCTACAGTTTCTTGGATATATGCAAGTTCTTCCTCTGAAATAATACCTTTCTTAAATAGACCTTCATACTCTTTGATTGTTTTTTCTGTAGTTTGTTGTTGAGTTTTTGCGTCATCAAAATCCATACCTTTCAAAGAGTCAAGTTCAACAACAGAATAGTCTATAACAAAGTTGATTATCTCTTGTCGTATTTGTGCGTCATTCAACTTTGCCTGACTCGTGTAACCAGCAGACCTCTCTAATTGAGATTGGTACTCTTGTAACGAGTCAGATATAGCAAACTTAGGATCAGATTCATCTTCTTTTTGTCTTTTTAGAATCGACTTAAAGTTCTCTGCTGAAGCCTTTTTAAAGACCTTGGATTCGACTTGTGCTGCCATTATTCTTTATTCTTTACTTTTGATGGTTTACCGTTTACGTATATTGCAAACCAACCTGCACCAGCCCCAACGACTACTGACACTAACCCTGCCTGTGCGTTGTTAGGATTCTCTAGTGCCATAAACCAATTGATTACATCTAAAAATGCCCAACCATAAGCAAGCATTAATAGTCTTGGTACTAGTCTCCAGTTAGACATCAATTCAGGTATCTCTACCTCAATAAAATGCCATAATGATTTGCATCCGTATTTAAAACCTAGCCAACCTGTAGTTAACATATTTTTTAAAAAGTTCATATTATCTCCCTCTTTGTTTTTCTCTTATCTTCTCGTTTTCTTCTCGTATATGTTGTAACAATAAGTCAACATATATTTCCCTCTCCCATGGTAACATTCCTTCAAGGTCACCTAATGAGTATTTATGGTATTGCATTAAAGCAAAGTTTGTCCTATAAAAACTCTCTAGGCTTTCATGTAAGAGGGTAACTGAAAAAAATCAGAAGCCCCTTGTAATAATAACTCATGCTCTACACCTGATTTAGGGTTCTTGTATTTTATTTTGTGACTTATGATAGGCAACGTTTCAAAAAAATCTTTTAGTTTTTTGAATTGTGGCATAGTCAAGTTGTCAACAAACTGCTCAAGTTCTTTTGCTTCAAGGTCTGAAGTTTCAAACACTTCATCACCATTGTAAATCTGAGCAATACAATCCCTCATTAAATTAACTGTAAGGTCAATAATAGTCTTCTTATTCGACACTTCAATTATAGTAGGCACTTTCATTATCACACCGTAATCTTTTGAAAAAGGTATATGTGTGTCCACCTTTTTACTAAAGTCTGGTTTTACACTCTCAATATTAAAATCATAATCTACAACCTGTGTTTCATCATCTGGACATTTTAGTTTAAGTTGTACAGTTTCACCTATTGACTTTGATCTTATGTTTAACCATAACCATTCAAAATCATAAACTGGTAACTTTGTAACGTCAATACCATCTGTCAATACACAAGTTTGAACAGTTTTAATTAGTGTATTAACCATCTCCTGTTCTACATTGTTCTCTACAGACATCAATAAAATCTTTTCTTCTTTTACTAAAAATGGTCTGTACTTTACCTTCACACCGTTTGACAATATCAAGTCATGTTCAGGCGTCTTCATAAAATTAAGCATTATTTACTCCTTTAATATAATATATCACGTATGATTTTAGGGTCTGGCAGACCTTTCGGGAACACACGCCCTCCCGTTACTCGCCCAATAGGCAAATTTCTTCTTAACTTTTCATAGACTTGTCTACCTGCTCTACCTATCTCGTTACCTATACCAAATGGTAAGTTATCTAAAAAGTTAGTTTGTAGTGCTGTAGTATTTGATCTATATTCTTCTCTATTTTTTTTGTTTCTTCTATTCTCTACATCCATACCTTGTCTTAAATAGTTCCATGCTGATGTAGCATAATTTCTATATGTAAATGTTACACTTGTTTTTACTAATTGATTTTGAGCGTCATATGACAATGGTGTTGAAGCAATAGTTTTAGGCCATACTTCGTACATCTGTACCTGATATGACGTAAAACCAGATGAGTCACCTAAACTCTTACGTATTCTTTCCCTATCTTTTACTGCGTCACCTGATGGCTCAAAGTTAGCAAGAGCTGCTGTAAATGATTTATGTAATGGTGTAATCGTAATCATACATGGTGTAGCGTAGTCATCATAGTAACCCACGTTGTGAGTAATAGGATCTACGATAGAGTTTTGCCATGCCTCAAAATATAATCGTTCATCATAGTTAACACTTGTATAAAATTCTAATGTAACCTCTTCAAAACTAACATTCTTTGCTATCGCTCTTTTAGGACCATAGTATGTTTCATTCACATCATCTGTAATTGTTTTACCTGGCAATGATACGTTAGAACAGAATAGATCCATTCTTAATTGTAAATTCTCTTTTATTGCACCTGCTAATCTAGCACTCTTTGCCATTCTAGCAGCAGCCTTCTTACCACCTGTAGGGTCAGCATAAACGTAATCACGTGGTAATGTTTTACTTTGTGGTCCATCAATCGTACATAGAAACTGCGTAGGTCTAGCCAACCCACCAGCACCTGTTAGACCTGATCTAAATTGATTGAATACAGAATTGTAATTAGATGATACGTTGTTATATGAGAATCTTTTATTTGTTTCTGTTGTACTGAATTGTGGTTTACTAGGTGGTATACCTAATCGTATATCCATGTCACCTATTCTTTTGCCTATACTAATTAATGACATTAAATAAATCTCCTACTATCTGCATAGACTTGTCCTACAGACGCCTTTTTAAATCTTTGTACAGGTAGATAAATCGCTGTTGCAGCCTCATCAGCATTTATTCTTAAAAAACCTGTCTGTACATATGAGTACAAATATTTCTTTATTGTTGGTTTTACTATTTTCACATTCTTTACATCATCATAGTTGACTTCAAATCTTGTATTCTTATCAAATCTTGTATCAGACGCTCTTGCCTGCATACGTTCTAATAGTTTAAATCTCAATAGAGGTGGCAAATAGTGAAAGTTCATACCCATAAACCCACCTGATATTGGTTCTAATGGCAACACTAATGGGAACACGTCATAATAAGGTAGAGTTTTTCTTAATTTAGGATTGTACCCAAACAAGTTCAATCTACCTACGCTAGGACGACCATTTAGTTTGTTTTGTCTAAACAATTGTTTAGCAGTTGTGCCACTCGCTATTTTATTTACTTGCGTTCTATACCAAGTAGCAGATTTTTGAGCGTCTCCTGCTCTTTGTTTGATTGTGTCAAATACACTTGCCATACTACTATTTATGTTGATAATAAATAGATTCTATGAAGAAGTTGAAGAATCCAGATAAACGCCCTTATTCAGGTATATACAAACCACTCAACCCACAGAAATATAAAGGCAATGTAAACAACATTATTTATAGGTCTAGTTGGGAGAAACGTTTTATGATTTATTGTGATAAAACTAGGGCTGTAATGGAATGGGGTAGTGAAGAAATAGCAATTTACTATCGTTCAGTTGACAATAGGCCACATAGATACTATCCTGATTTTTATATGAAAGTTAGACAATCAGACGGCACATTCAAAAAGTTTGTTGTAGAGATTAAACCTAAAGCACAAACACGCAAACCTAAAAAACCTTTACGTGAAACCCGTACTTATAAAAATGCGTTGATTACTTATGAGAGAAATAGAAGAAAGTGGTCAACGGCGTATGCTTGGTGTATAAAACGAAATATGAAATTTCTGATACTAACCGAAGACCACTTAAAGACTTTTTAATAGTTTTGTGCCTGTTTTCTTACATTAATCTGACCATCTTCTAATGTAAAATTTGTAATATCATTTGTGCCAGATTTTCTCAAGGATTTATTATGACCTTTTTGAAATTTACTTTTATCTAAAAGTTCATCTTTAGAAATTGGTCTATCAAACATATCACTTATACCACCTGTTTTATTAGTTTGGTCATAAACTGCAAGATAGTCAATAAATTCTCTATCTGTACAAACTGATATTATTTTTTTATCATAAAGTTCTTTTAACATTTTTGGTAATCTTTTTAAAATATTATTTTTTCTTTTAATTAAAAAGTCGCCTTTATTTTTAGAACCATAATAATGGTAACAATCATAGTTTTTCTTATTATTACCAAGTTCATCAGTTATAAGTTTACCTTTACTATCAGTTAGGTAAATATCTTTAGAATATTCATCTACCTCACTTGTTGCCAGTTTTTTAATAAATTCAACTGGATTTTCAACTCTAATAAAAGTTTTATCTTTATAGGTAGTAAATGTTTCTTTCAACATTTTCTGACCCTCAACTGAATTTTTATTAAGTATCAACATTGTTGTTATAACTAAATTTGTTAAGTTTGCAAATTTAGGTAATTTAACATTTGTTTCTTGTATATCAGATACCTGTTTTAATATTAATTTTAACATTTTATATTCTGACTTATCAAGTTCTACCTTCTTTGCATACAAGGAAGGTTTATCAAACCAACTTAACATTTCTGTTGAGCTTGGAAAGTTTAACTTACTGGATGAATTATTAAGGTTTCTTAATAAATGTATAGTTTCTAATATAAATGAAACATAACCTGCCCTATTGTACTCATACTTTTCACTTGTACCTGTCACAACATTTTTAAATAGATTTTTCCAGTTCAATGTTTGAATAATATCTTTTTTAATATCAAACTTTAATCCTGCAAACCATTTTGTCCACATCATTTCAGAATCAGCCCATTGTAAACCTTGGTTGATACCTACAACTAATGTAGCATAATCTTGCAACGTGCCTTTTGTGTATTTTAAAACAGTTATTTCTTGTGAAAGAAAAGCAGTTCTTTCATTTTCTGTTAAATCTTCAAAGAAAAAATCACTTTTTGTATATTCTTCTCCTGTTTCTTCGTTAACAAAAGTGATATCCATTGTCCACTTAAATTCACTATTAAAGAAAGGTAAGTGTGCTAAATAACCTCTACTTTGTCCATCAATAATAAAATATTCAGAGTCTTCATAATAGTTTATAATGTCAATACACTCTTGTAAAAAATTCTTTTCATCATCATCTAAACACAACGTATGAGCATGTTCAAAAGAATCTAAAAGTGATTTCTTTGATACTATATGAAAAGTTTGTGCTTTTGAAGCACCAGTAAATACAAAGTTAGACTCAAAATAATCTTTTATAACTTTATTATTCCATCTATGTTTCATCAATGCCCTTTGTATTAATTCTGGACATGATACAATTGTTTTGTGTGAAAGATTGGTATATAACCATTGAAATGTAGCATTTGGTACTTGTTCTACTTCAAGTGTTTTTTTTATTGTTATCATTACGATACTCCTTATAGTTTAAAGGTCTTATGACCATTGTTACTTTAAGTATATCAGAAAATACGGCTTTTGTCAAGCGTTATTTTGGTGTGTAAAATGAGAACAAAACGTGAACATTTAGTAGGGTGCCCGAAGGCACCCCATATTGAGAAAGTGAGAGAGATAGATTATGAATCGTCTTCAGCTAGTTTACTAAAATACGACAGGTCATCGCTGTCGTTAGACGATTCAACTTTCTCTACCGAATTGTTAGAAGACGTTGGTATGTCATTGCTGACAGGTGGGAGGTCAATATCTTCAACTGACTCGGTACTTCTTTGTCCAGTAAGTGTCTTATTCAGTTTCTCTTTGAGTTCATCATAAGATTTAAAATTACTAGGGTCAATGAAGGGCTTTAGAGCATGTTGAGATTTCCATATTTTGTCAATCTCCTCATCAGTAGGTTTTACTCTACTTGGTTGCTCAAATTCAGATTTGTCATAATTCCAATAACCATCAACTTTTCTGATTTTTAGTTTAAAGTTTGCACCTTCCCAAAAATCAAATGGGTTAACAGCCTTTTCATCTTCAAACGCTGGGTTCATTGCTTCTGTAATCTTATCAAATATCTTTTTACCAAATTTGAATAAGAAAACTTTACCTTCGTTTTCAGGATGTTTTGGATCAGATACTACTAGAATATTTGAATAGTAAGATAACTTTCTTTTTCTTTTTCTAGCAATTTCTTTATCGGCTTCTATGCCAGTATTCCATAGTCTAGTGTTTTCTTCACTAACAGGATCTTTTTTGTTTAAAGTTGTTAATGAGTTTTCAATATACCATTGACCACCTGGTCCTTGAAACGCATGGTTCCAGACTCTCTGCCAAGGCATATCTTCGCCTTCTACAGCAGGTAAGAATCTCAATACTGCGTAACCATTGCCAGACTTATCTAGTTCAGGTTTCCATAACCTGTCGTCTTGGTACTTGTTTTTCTTTTCGGGTTGTTCTATTGTGTTTTCTAACTTCTTCGTTAGTACGTCAAAATTTGACTTTGACTTTTTTAGGGCTTCTAATGCACTTGACATTGTATTTTCTCCTTGTATATATTGTTGTACGTATTTGTATTAATGTAAGTATTACTATTATTTATACTGGCAACATACTCAACCATTATAATATTGTATCACCATTTACTGATATTGTCAAGCAGCTGTGCTTGAGTAATATATGTTAAATTCTTCTCGTTTCCTAGTAGTTTTTGATTAGTTGTATTGTCATCATCTGCCTTGTTTACCTTAAAAAATGACACTTTAGGGTTGTCTTTCAATACTTGTAACCACTCTGCTTCCCATACGCCTGTAGGACTAGGTTCATAATGTGCTGATGAGTAGTTTTTAGTGCCTTTGTAAATGTTATTGAACATTTTTGTATCCGATCTCAAATCCATACCTATCATATACACTTCGTCTATTGTATCATACTTGCAAGCAATATAACCTGCTGTTGCACCAGCATGATATCCTGGGTCTTCCCATTCTTGTGTCTTATCGCCGTCTGTGATCCAAGACACATAAATGTGGGTATTGTCAATATCTTTCTTATACTTCGTACCGTCTTCTTTTCTTATTGTTGCGTTGCCTTTGATTGTATGGGCATTCATAACATAGTAATTAGTTGGGCCTTTATTAGTTATAAAACTATCTGCCTTGTCTTTGTCTTGTGTATGTAACATGCCTAGCACCATTGTATCATACATGAAGTTAGGACATTTAGTCCACTCTCTAAAGTAACAAGGTATCTTATGAGCAACACCCTTGTGATATATTTCGTGTGTCATTGTGCTGTCAACAGCAATCAATACATCTGGTAGAGGATTATCTCTATAGTAAGCATTACAGGCATATATCTTACCATGCTTTTTTAATGTTGTCAAGTCAAAGTCCTTACGTGACTCGCCATTACCTATAATAAATGCTCTTTTTTTCATAATCTTACCTTGTCTAGGCCATTCTTCATCAAAATATTTCTTAGCCATAATAATAATTCAATAAACCCATAGAATATATTGTAAGTGATATAGCATTCAATACAATTAAGGACCTGTCATGCCATAACAAACCTACAGTTAACCAACCTATGAAACCTATGTTAGCAATAAACATGTTTAAAGGAAACAACTCTACTGCTGTAAACATCATAGCAATAATTAATATAATACTACTTGCCCACTTGATGTACCATGACAAGTCACCTTTAGGTGTTACCTTTTTATAAACTCTGCTTGAGTTTAGTTTGGCAATCTTATCATCTAGTTTTTCTCTTATAGGTTCAATTGTCATTTCTTTTTATTTTTTGTTATATGTTTGTAATCTACATATTCAGAACACCACTCGTAAAAACTATCATTATTAGCAGGCCAACATGCAGCAAAGACTCTGTCCTTACGTTGTGATCTGTATTCTTCTCTTACTTCTTGCTCTGTTAGTTTACGTTCTTCCATCCAACTCCTTCAAATTGTTTTCTTTCCATTCTTTAGTTGTTTCAGGCCTACCCCATTTATCTATTTCATCTGGTGTTCTACTACAACCCATGCAATAACCACTATCTTGGTCAATCGTACATATGTTTATGCACGGCGTAGGTACATAGTCATCACTCACACAAACACCTCTTTCATTATAAACTTACATTTAGTAAGGTTAAACTTAATAAAAGGTGATAATTTCTTTATTTTAAACGATTTTTCAGGCCAGATAACTGTTTCAGCAATCTCTTTGTCCCATCTTTTAACAAATGATAAAACTTTATCCAAGATGATGATTGTCTGTACTGATATTTTTTCAGATAGAAGTAATCGTAGCAATCGTGGATGTTGCCCACTATGTACACGAAACAAATCATCAAACCGAATCCTATTATCATTAATGACATTAGAAAGTAATACACAATCCCCTCTAAAATTGTACGTAAAAGATTGATTATATTTTTTCCACTTGTTATAAGTTGTTTCTCCATCTGCTCTAACTAGATTACCTATCCATGTTTTTGAATTATGAAAGAAATTAGATACAAAATAGTCTAGCATTTCTTCCTTTGTATATTTAGTTGTAAGTTTATGAAAAAAGAACCTATCATTACGTTTTAAAAATGTGTTAAATGTTGAATTAACTTTGGCATTGTGCCTGTAAAAATCATAACTATCGGAAGTGAAGTGTAGTTTAATAGCCAAATATAATGTATAAGCCTCATAACTGTTCATATAGGTAAGATTGCTGTGCTTGATCGTTCAACCAAGTTTAGCTTTTCTGCCTCTTCTTTTATCTTTTCTTTTAGTGACTTGTTGATTAAAGGACCTACAGACGCTGTGTCAATATCATTTTCTTCACAATATTTTAACACGGCATCCATATAGGACATCCGTTTCTCTTTTACTATTGCCTCTATTATTTGAGCAAACTTTTTACTATTCATTAACATCAGAATTTTCTTACTATGTGTTTTCTTAATGCTCTTGTTAGTTCTTCTATTTTATCTATGATACTAATTAAACTTGGGTCTGTGATATAAGTTTGTTCTGCTTTTAGTCTATCATATTCTTTTAACGGTATTGTTACCGTTGATTGTTCATTCTCATAAGTCATATCATGCTCACGGGAATCTCTTTCTATATTTTCACTCATAATTTACCTCACTTTATAATAATATTATATCACAATCTACGTGTTTGTCAAGCCTGTTTCTGTTACTCGGTACAGGCAAACCGTTTAGCAGTATTAAGCTGCCATCGCTAAATTGTTAGCATTTATAAGATGACTTTACGTTGTCAGCGACTAAACTCCAGTAAGTTTTAACTGTGAATCGATCCTAGTTCCACCCCTTAAATTTCATTGTTTAAATGGTGGAGTGGGTGGCATTGCAGCCACGTCTTCTCCAGGTATTCTCTTACCTTCAACGTTTAATTCTTTTGTGGCACTACTAAATCAAATGTATGAAATAAAATACATCTTTCAAGTCCACTTGGTATATCTAATACAGCAATTGATTGTGTATTATCTTCATTTACCATATAAGTTATCATATAAACTGGTTCACCATCTTCTACCATACCTGTTCTACCTAGTGTTAAGTGATATGGT